CTTCGTCAGGTGTTGGAGTATAATATTTTCCAGCTAGAATGTTTCTTGCTACTACACTTAGATTTCCACCTTCTCTTGCATCTTTCAAAACAAATGACATATCAGTTTCTGCTGATTTGTTGATTGTCTCGATTGCTGCACTAGGTCTTGGAGTCTCGGTAGTAAAGTCGAATGATTTCTCTTGCATTTTCAGTCCACTAGGGTCTGATTTAGGTTTGTTTTCAGCTTCTTTATCATCATGTAACCCTGCTTGTATAGAGTTTGATTGATAAGTATCTGGAGTTGTAACCTTTGCACCTACGTCTTCACTTGCTGAAGTTTGTGGCTTCAACGGTAAGTCAGTTGGGGTTTCCAATGCTTTCAATCTATCATCAATACCTACTAGTGTAGAACTAACGTCTTTTTGAGTTTCTGCGAGTGACTTTATAACGTCAGTTAATGTACTGATGTTGGATTTGATTGCTTCTTGGAATTCAAAAGATTTATCAATGTTGTCGTCTTCTTCGTCTTTATTTTCTTCGTCTGATTCCTCAGTCTTAGAAATTGTGGAAGTATCTTTGTCCATATCCTTATCAGAATCTTCTGTATCCGAGTTTATATAGTTTTCGCTATTTTTATAAGACTCGTCATCTTCTTTTTCTTTTGTTGAACCTTGTCCTCCTAATTGATTATTTCCATCTTCTGTTTGATATCCTGATTTTTTCTTTTCCTCATCTTCCTCTTCTTCTTCCTTGCCTCTGGTAGCAACTGCATCATCAGATTCACCACCTTCTTCTGGTACTTTTGTTATTTGTTGTGTTTCTTGATTAGTATTATATTCCATTCCACTGTGTCTTACATCACCACCAGTTTGTTGAAAATCTGCTTTTTCTTTCTTTTCTGCTTTGATTTCAGCATCATCATCGTCATCTACTGGGCTTGATTCCCTGTTTGATGACTTGTCAGGCTCAACATCTTGGTTGTATGCACCATGTCTATCACCATCTGCATTTGAAAAATCTTCAGATTTATCAACAGTGCAGCCAAATTTATCACATTTGATTACCATTTTACCGTCTTCTCGTCTTTCAACATTGTCGGTAATTGCCTTTGCAAGTGGATTATAATCAGTAATTAAAGCCAATGGGACTGCTGGATCTTTGCAAACAGCGACCTCATAATGCTCTAATGATTTTAATTCGTATGCAACACTACCATCTTTTAGTATTTTTGGAGTTCTATTTGCCTTGGTAGCCCCCCCAAATGACAGTCCTTTGTACTCTCCACTCTTGATTTTATCCCAAATTTCATTGTCTAAATGGTAGTCTTTGTGTATTTTACCTGTAATCTTAATTGCTGGTAATGTGTCACCCTCTTTAGTTTTGTAATCTACTTTAGCATAACTGATACCTTTTCCTATAATTCTGTTACTATGAGTATCACTGATTGGTGCTCCCCTGTCCATCCAAATCGGAAGAACCTTGATTAATTCATCAACTATTGTGATTTCTCCTTGCTTGTCTTTGACCTGAACGGTAAGATATCCTTCAAAGAATCTTTGGTCACCACCTATAGGATGTAAGTTTTTTGTCACAAATTGATTGAAAAATATGTCATTTTCCATATATAATCGTTCTGAACATTACTTATAAAGTTTTAGAAAAAGGGAAGAATAGGTAAGTTTGTTGAAAAAATGCTTACTCTGTTTTCTTGGCTTTTGAGACAGCATAATCAACTGAGAAACCTATAGATAGACCGATTAATACGGTTTCTACGATTCCTAGACCTGCTAGACTCAAAGTTTGTGCAACTGCAATACCTGCAAATACAGCTACTATTAAGGCACCAAAGAACTTTTTGATGTCATATGTAGTTTCATCAGATCCTAAGAATCCTCTGAATGTATTCAAGACTGCTCCTCCAATTACGGAGATTGTTGCGATTAACAATGGATCAATCATACTTTTCACCAGATTCTCCTTTATTTAAGGTTTATCTAACAGTTCTTTGACTAAATCATCAAGATCTGATTCTGCTTCATCTGGATGCATACGGTTTGTTTGTCTATCAAGTGCTTTAGCTAAAATAATAATTGTTTTTTGTAGTTTAGCAACAGTATCACATAAATCCTTCTGTGTTGAACTCATTTTCTTAAAAAATCCAAATAAAGCACCACCCATGCCTAAAACACATGCAATTAACAGTGTCTCTATTATGGCTGAAAGTTCCATAACATATAACTACAAGTAAAGTATATAAATTAACTTATACCCCACTTATGGGAATCAGTATTTTTTCCTGAATCATATGTAAAAGTGCCATAGGTTCCTCATTTATCTTGTCAACAAATGCATCATCTCCACCACTAATGCCGTCATATCTTCCACATTTGAAGCATATGAATATTGAATGCTGTCCGTCAGTGTAGCCGTATTTGTTTATTTTACAGTTTTTACACTTTTCATCCATGTTAAAATGTTAACAAGGCTTTATAAATAAGTATTACTGATTATATAACATGGCTACATCAATATACATATTTGACAATGACAAAATGTTTAATTCGATTTACAGGGAACATGCTAATGAGCTTGAACATAAAATGCCTCTCATAGACCTTTATGTAAAAGGAGAGAAGTTATGGGTAGTTACAAACTCCAATGACATGAAAGAACAGCCAAGAATGGACAGAAGCATTGTACATTTTAGGAAAGACAATGCAAAGGAATGGATTGAAGGAGATGAAAAACTGGTATTACATGGTAAAATTAGATACAATCACAAGAGAAATCAACTTGAAATATTTCCAAGATTTTTAAGAAAACCTCTTTTGTCAATGAGAGTTGGAAGATATTTTGGATACAAGAAAGGAAAATGCAACATAAATTACAGTAAAAGATTCTATGACTTTAAGAACGACCGTATGCTGTTTATTCTGGAGGACAATAAATGATCATACTTGAATTAAGACAACAGATAGAGGTTGACACTCCAAAAGGTCGTGGAAGATTGTTTCTGGTTACAGAGTATGGCAGTGAGATTGAAAAAATATTTACAGTAATTTTGTATAACGGACAGATATGGGAGTTTACAAACGATGTAATAAGAGCAACACCAAACATTACAATGGGAAGAAAAAATGAAGTTTGACTTTGTATTGGGAGAAGTGGAGGAATTGTTGGAGGATACCAACATAAAATTAAGCAATATAGAAATGCTTTTGGAGATGATATTGACTCCACCTGACTTGGTTGCTTACATGAAAAAGAAAAAATTTAAGAAAACTACTTCCGATTAGACTTTCTGTAGCCACCCATTATCTGTTTCCAGTCCTTTCCATGTTTTTTACGCATGCTTATCCAGAACGGATCAGTCTTCATAAATCCACCTTTTGCATTGTATTCCTTGGTTATTTTTGCAATTCTAGAGTGACATGTGTTGCAAAACCTTCCGTTTATCTGCTCAATGTTGAACTTGTACTTGCTACAAAAGAAGCATAGACCGTAATATTTGTCACAAACCTTTGCCAAAAGTGGCTCTCGACCTTTTTTTCCAGCACAATCGCCACAAATGTCTGCAATGGTTGCTGCTGCCCTGTCTACCTTCATACAGCCAAGACATACTCCTTCCTTGTATTCGTTTACGGCAGTAAATTCATCAGCTTGGTGCTTTTCCCAAAGCTTTTTTGTCATGTCGTTTGCGTTTTCGTTAGTTTTTAACTTTTCAGGCAATGTCTTGTTGAAGTTTCCTTAACGTAATAAGTGTTTTCTCTAAAACTTTGTTAGTTTCAAGTGAGTTATCTATCTCATCAACAAGATTAATAATTTTCCAAACAGCTTCTATCTTTGGCTTGTTTGAATAGACATTTACGACCTCTGGTTTTGTTTTTGTCTTATTTTTTGCAGATACAGGTACGTTTCCGAACACAGTTTCAACAAATTTCTTATCAGTTTTAGGTATGACGGTCTTTGTCACTTTTTTCTTGTGGTTTATTTTGCAGGTTTCATCACATTTGTGGAATCTTTTGGTCAATTTTGGTCTCCATGATCAAAAACACGGTCATTTTCACTTTGCATGCACTCATAGCACAAATGATTTTCATCTTCCTTGTCTTTCCAAGAAATTTTGGTGCTGTCACACAAATTACATCTTGTGAAAATTAGTTTTGTTACTGTTCTAGTCATCTTCTTCCTCTTCTTCCTCAGTTTTTGTAACATAAAAACTTACCTTTTTGGTACAGTATATTTTACTCATCTTCCCATCTCTTGACTCCTTCAAATTCTGCTGCAACCAAGTCTCTTGCATCTCTAACTGTCATTCCAGTTGCCTTTCTCAATTCCTCAACTGTCTTTGTCTTTTTCCAGTCATAGTCTATTGCAGTCTGCAAAGTATTTTTTACTACGTTAAAGTTTGATGGTGTAATTCCCTTGGGATATGCAGATTTCTTGCTCATTGAGCTTCCACTTGTAGGACTTCCCTGTCCAGTTCCACCAATGTCACTAGGTCTGCTGTTGTTCGGTTCGCCTTCAAATGACTGTGTCTTTTCCTGTGGAGCTGGTACGCCTTTGCCTGCACCGTTCATGTTTCCGTTGATTGCACCCATTCCAAACATCATTTCTGGTGTCATTGCACTGTTCTTGCTTATGTTAAACTCACCTGTGTGGGTTCTTGTAATCTCAAAGCCCATCTGTTGAAGCATCATCATGTTCTGTATTTCTATTCCGTCAGTCTGCAAGTCTCTCAACTTGTCGGTTTCCTCACCAGTCTTTAGTTGTAATTCCCAATCGTCAATGTTTAGCATCTTGCTTATCTTGCTGAAGAATGCCTTCTTTAACGTGTCCTGTCCCCATAGAACTGCACGGTTTGTAATTGTAACCTGTAGTCCCTCCTGACTCCATCCAGCAGGGGTTTCACCGTAATAGAATGGAAGCACGCCATAGACAGCACCAATAATCATTCTCAATTCTTTTCTAACTTCGATAAATTCTAACTCTTTAAGTGAACCAGTAAAGTCTAGCCACTGTGCAGGGTTCTTTCCACCCTTGTCATTCTCGACCAAAAGTGGGTGAATCATGTAAGGATCTTCCTGTGCCTTTTGTTCCAACACGTCCCATGACTTTCTAAATGTCTCATAGTTTCTTGATGATATGACCAGCATTCCTCGTGGAGGTCTCATCTTGTCAAAGTATTTTCTGATATACTCGTCCATATGTGAGAGGGACATAGCCTTTGACCATACTGAATAGATAGGTGAAAATCCATAAAGAAGGTTTGGCTTGTACTTTCCAGCCTTCCAGATAACTTCGCCTTCGCCATAGATGACACGTTTAGGCTGTGGAATACCAATAGAATATACAGAGTTAACCTCGATAACTGCCTTTAATGCCTCGGCACCACAACGGTCACACTTTGGGGTGGTAAGTCGTGCATCCCTGTGCTCAAACCTAGGGCAAACCCAAATCTTGTTTCGCTTGTCGTCATATCCAATTCTGCCGTCACTGTCGGCAATCATTGCCACCTGTGGTGGCTCAATTCTTAGCATCTCTTTTATAATTGTTTTTTCTGCATCTATCTCTCCAGTAGTATCGTCTATCTTGTAATTCTTAAGCAAAAGCAAGTATGCGTTGTCTGCAATTTCAAAGTCACGTTCCAGCTGACGTGCCACGTCTTCCAAGGTCTGTTGGTTGGAATTTACAGGTTCGTTCATTAAATTTTCCAAAGTCTTACGGTGCTCTGGTACAGGTCTTATCAAGTCGTTGCTTCCACAAGTGTCACATTGCAGTTTTGCTGCCTTTGGTACTGCAACTGCCTTCTTTTTTCGTGGGTGTGCAGATGTGTAGTTGTCTCCGTTTGCCTCAAATGGCTGCTCGTCAGGGTTGTCAGGGGTAGGTGCGTACTGGAATTCCTTGCTACAGTTGTTGCATTTGTACTTCCATTTCTCTACAACCTCGAATCCGTTCTTGAACATTTCACGGTTGAGTGTCTCAATAGGTATTCTTAAAGCATCAATGTTATCTGCCAACTCATAAATCATAGTGAGTGGGAATGGGAAAATTGGTAGTTTGGCACCTGTGTCGGTACTCATGTACGGCTGGGCAACACTAGGTCTGGTAGTAGTTTCCGTGTACGACTTCTCTATAAATCCAAGCTTGCTCAACGCACTAGCAAACGATTTACGAAACTGT